AGCAGCTGTTTCAGCTAAACAGACTCTAGATAAATTTGAAAACGATGTAATGAGCGGAAATACTGAGATTCTTCTCAGGGCTGTTAAGAATGAAAGTCCAAAGGGATTTAATAAGATTGTTGATGAATATCTTCCTACTCTTGCGCGTGTAGATGAACAGGCATATTTCCATGTGCTTGGAAATGTTACTAAGCATACTATCGTAGCTATGGTGCGCGAGAGTAGAAAGAGTGGAAATGAAGCATTACAGTCAGCAGCACAGCTATTAAATCAGTTTGTATTTGGAACTAGTGAGTTTAAGCCTCCTTCTAATCTGTCTAAAGATGAACCGGAAGTAGATGGTAAGAATAAGGAACTTGAACAGAGAGAACAGCAGTTCGTAAGACAGCAGTTTGATAGTGCTAGAAATGATTTGAACACGAGGATTAATAATACCCTTAAGAATACTATTGATGCTAATATTGACCCTAAGAAGTCCATGACTGATTATGTTCGTAAAAATGCGAGTCGTGAAGCTATTGAGATGCTAGAAGTTGTACTTAGTAAAGATGCACGTTTCGTAGCTCTTAAAGATAAATTATGGGAATCCGCGTTTAGCGAGAATTTTAGTAGAGTTTCTGTAGAACGTATTAAGTCAGCTTATCTATCCCGTGCTAAGACACTGTTGCCTACAGTCATAAAAAAGGCCAGAATTGACGCTCTCAGGGGATTAGGTAAGCGTACTAGTGATGAGGATGAGAGTCCTAATAAGACTCCAATTACACCCGGACGGCCACGGTCACAAGAAATAAAAAGTGGCAAGATTTCTAAAGCAGCCGATATTCCAAGAGGAATGAGGACTATTGATTTTCTTAATGCAGATTAACGAGGGACAAAATGGCTGTTGTTGAGTCACAGGTAGCTGGACTTGAGTTAGAACGTGTAATTCCAAAGATTCGCGTTCTGTTTGAAAGAGATGATAAGTTCTACGCTAATGTTAAGAAACGTGACGTAGAAAAAATCTCTAATAGACAGATGCGCGTTCCTTTGGAACTCCGTCCCGGTGGAAGCTTTCAGTATTTTAATGCTGATGGTGGAGATTTGGGACGCGGTGGTGGCCCGACATTCGATAAGGCCGTACTTACTAGTGTGTTCGTTAGCGAGAACATCGAATATACTAAGTTGACGGATTGGGCCACAGATGATGAGCGGAAGGCTGTTACTAATGGAGTTCGTAGACTTACAGCTACGGCTCTTGACGAACTCCGCCGACAGCTTGATGCTCAGATGATGCAGGCTGGTGATGGCGTTATCGGTGTTATTAGCGCTGTTTCTACTGCTGGTGGTGTTGATACCTATACACTTGGTACTGATGGCTTTGGCGCACGTTTGATGCGTTATGGTCAGACTGTACAGGTGTTCGATACTGCTCTTGGTGTTCTGCGTGGTAGCGGTGTCATTACCAAGTGGGATGTTGAGAATAAGAGTATCGACGTAACTCCTGCTGTTGCTGCTACTATTGCAACCGACAAGCTAGTTACGAATGGTATCACTACTCCTACAGCACTTCCTGCTCTGTATGGTGTGCCGTATCATCATTCTAATGCTTCCACTGGTACATGGCTTGGATTCTCTCGTTCAGCCACACCAGAAATTAGAGCTAACCGTGTTAATGGTTTGAATGCTGCATTGACACTTCCGTTGCCACGTCTTGCGATGAATAAGATTGGAAACCGTGTAGGTATTGACAATACGTTCAAGCCTACTGCATGGTTGCATCCTTGTCAGAAGCAGGCTTACGAGGAAATCGGACAGTTGGTTTCGATTATTCATAAGCAGGCAAAGGAAGAATCGCTGAACATGTATTTCGGCGATGGTATGCAGATGGCTGGTGCTAGTCTGCGTGATTCCTTTAACTGGGACAAGACTCGTATTGACTTCATTGTTGATGAAGTGTGGGGTCGCGGTGAGATTCTTCCCATTGGTTTCTATACAACTGATGGTCGTAGAATCTTTGAAATCCGTGGTCCTTCTGGTGGTGTGGCTACTGCTGACATCTTCTATATGGTTGTGGGTATGCAGACGTTTGTTACGAATCCTGCTGCTTGTGCCTATATTGATACGTTGGCAGTTCCCACTGGTTACTAACTGGAATTAGGGAGAAAAGGAAAATAAAATGGCTGTTGCTGGAACCCTTAATTCCGCTGACTTTGGGGTTTGTCATGGCCCCACTCAGCCCAAACCTACTACTCAGGTTTGTGCTCTTACTATTACACCCACGGCAAGGTTTACCTTCCTTAGTGGACAGGTTCAGCTTGCTAATCTTGTTCCACCTCAACCCGATGCGTATTGTGAGGTAGTTCTTTGCTTTACGCATGGTGCGCCTGGAGCAATGCTTACTAATGGTGCGTTGTATCCTATTAAGGTTGGTTATCAGCCTATTACACTACGACCAATCTTGATGTGTTGGGACCCAGTTTCTGCCTATTGGTGGCCCGCTGCTGTAGTGTAATAACTGTTAGGATGGTGGGGCGCGTATACCGATAACCACGCGCTTAATTCTCTGGCGTAACAACGCTGGTCAATAAGACTGGAGAAATATCATGTATGATGGTTTTTGGCGGAATATGCGCGAGGAAAATCGTCGCGCTATTCTACAGGATTATGGTGTAATTAATAAGGTTTGGTATCTGTTTCCGCAGGGTGGTGGACCGCGAGGTTCATTCGAAACTTTTGAAGCGCTCGCTCCAAACCTTCGTTCCAGAGATTTGATTTATCTCTCTGGAGTATTGCGTGAAGTTGCTTTTACTCCTGTTGGTGTTTTTGACGTTACTATTCTAGGTGCAGCTAATAGGCCGCGTCAGGCTACTAATGGTGGTGTTCCGACGGGTGGTGGAGCATCATGGTTGGCACCTACTTCTGGTGTTGTTAGGCCGAATCTGAATATTATTGAACAGGGTTGGACTGTTCAGAATATTCAGTTTGCACCTCCAGCGGGAAATGATGCTATTCGTTTCCGTCGTATGGAAACTGCAATTATTCCTGATGGTTCACATGGTCGAGTTCTTGGTTGTTACTTCTCGACTGGTGGAGCTGCTGGTTGTGGCGTCAATGTTGGTGAATGTAAGCGTATCCTGATTGAAGATTGTGACTTTGAAGCACTCGGAACTGGAACTGCAATTCGTAATACTGCTGATGGTGGTGTAGCCCAGACTGGCTATGGTGTTATTCGGAATAACCGATTCCAGCGTGGCAATGCGGGTGATATCATTGTTGCTGGTAATAACTATTTGGTTGAAGGTAACACTTTCTATTCTAAGTTTGCAGTAGAAGGTGGTTGGAGAATCAATCTCGATGGTGGCTCTCTCAACATGGTTATTAATAACTATGTTGCTGACATTGATGTTACCATCGCACTTGGGTTCAAGAAGGGTTCTGCTGGCGATGTGTGGCGGAACTTTGCTGCTACAGTTGTTGACCCTGTAGTGGTTGTGCCTGCGTAGTGGTCTGCACGAGGGGGGAGGAGATAATAGTGTCTCCTCCCCAATATAATAATGGAATTAGCAGAACGAATTGAATCTATTAACGGTCAATTAGTAGACCTGTTCGGTGTTGATACCGGAACGGGCCAAGCCATGTTTCGCGTAGTATGGTCGGAAGACCAGTTTGAAAAGCGTTTAACTGATAGGACTGATTCAGGAGTAATACTACTTGAATCAGTGGTAAAACTACTTCCGAAGTATCGACAGTGGATTCATGAAAAGTATGTTCTTGAAAGATTAGTGATTGTTCCTGAATCTAACATACCCGAATTGGCTGGACTGAAATTATCCTATGAACCTATTTGGGTATTTCGTGGTAAGTTTGATGAATATATCCCCCCAACACTTTGGGGTTGTAAATTTGTAATCGACACTCTGTATGCTGCTTTGGGTAAACAGAGTATGGCAAAATATATTGATGAGGAATCTAAACATCCTATTGAAGCGAAAGAAAAGAGGATTGAAAAGTTAACGGAGGAATTATTTGGAGATGAATCTTCCTTACTTGGTCGAACTATAACAGGAGAGGCCATAGCGATGCCTCAATCATATAAAATCGCTCAGAAAGAGGGTTAGTTATGTCTGTAGTTGGCGAATTTCCTGGAAAATCAGCTTTTCGGCGTCGAACTATTCGTGGACCAGTGAATCCATTGGATAAAACTACTGTTGTCAGTATTTATCCAGCGGAAATTCTTGAAACTAAACCAACAATTACACCTGGAGTATTTCTAATTCCTGCTGGTTCTTATGAACATCCGTCCGTTGTAGTGTTTGGTCCTAGTAGTTGGTGGAGAGAAATTGATGAAGAACAACCGTTACTTGAAATTCCTGTTTCAAGCGTACAGATTGCTGATTCAGTCATTAAAGACTTTTGTAATGGAATTCTAGGATGTAATATGTCAGATGCTATGCCAGGATTGTTCTATATTCCCGGCGAGCATAGCCTAGTTGCCATTCAAAAGAACTTTAAGCATGAATTAGACGCTGCATTAGTAAGACAGCGTAATTGGTTTTCTACCTTGATTAAGCTCGCTGATGCTTTGTGGGCACGTTCTAATGGTAATCCTCTCGCAATCAGTGATAGTATGCGAGTTGCAGCTAAAGAGATGAATCTTCCTAAAGATTGGCTGAAAGACTTTAGGATGGTTGATACTGTTCGTTGTAAGGCTTGTGGTGGACTACTTAATCCTATGTTCCCTGTTTGTCCTACTTGTAAGGCTATTAATGACCCTGTTAAAGCTAAGGAGTTGGGCCTTACGTTTGCCCAGTAATATATGAAATGGTTACTTTTAACTGGAGTGGTTTTAATATTCGTGTATGAATTTTGGTCCGTTTGGAATCATACACCTGGAGATACGATTAGTGAAATGATTTGGAAATTTGCAAAGAAACCTATTCTTCCCTTCGCGTTTGGTGTATTAATGGGTCATTTCTTCTGGTAAAAACATGTCAACCGCAGACCTCGTTGCGTCAACAGTTCTAGCTAAATCATCCACGTTATTGAATGATACCGCGAGGACTATCTATACCTACACAGCGGTTCTTCCATATTTACAGATTGCTATGCAAGAGTTACAGGAACATTTTGAGCTTAATAGCATACCTGTAACTCAACTTACTTCAGCATTAATTAATATTCCTGTAGGAACCACCCAAATCATCTACAATGGTGTTGGTGTTCCTAAGTTACCTGATGATATGATTGAACCTAATCAATTATGGGAAAGACAGACAGGAATTGACCCTTATGTTCCAATGTCGAGAAGGGATTATATTCCCCATCAGTTTGAAGGAACTACAACCAGCAAGTTTAGTTTTTATGTCTGGGAAAATCAGATAATTAAATTTCTTCCTTCTAATCAAAGTAATGATATTAAAATTGACTATATTAAGGACATATTTACTCCATTAGTTGATGAAACCTCATTAATCAACGTCATCAATGCTGCTACATTCCTTGAATATCGTACTGCTGGTCTATGTGCTGAATTTATTGAACGCAATCTAGCTAGTGCTAATTCTCTTAATACCTATGCTATAATGGCGTTAGATAGAGCTACGGGTATTGGTGTTAAAGGTAAGCAGACTATTCTTACTCGTCGTCGTCCCTTTAGAGCTGCATATAAAAAACGCGGATTCATGACATAGTGCCATGAGAGAACACGAACCTGTACTGTTAGAAGAATTTAATGGTCTATACAATAGGGGAACTATTGTTGATACGCCAATGGACCATTTTAGTGATTGTGTTAATCTGAAATTTATTGGTGATGATGCTTTCGGTTCACGAGATGGTATTGGACTACATCAGGCTTTAGCAACTCCAACTCAGAATGTTCTTAGAATTTATAATTATCCAACTGCCGATAAACAGACTCTATTAGTTCTAGTTACAGGCGGAAAGATTTATCATG